ATGCCTGCATCTTGTGGTTTTGCCAAATATCTCATTGTGGCAGTGTCTGACGATTTATGTTACGTCTTTGGCAAGGCAGACGGTGCATTTCTTGGAAAAGTAAAAAATGAGGAAACGCTTGGTAATGATATGCATATCGAAGGGATGATCAAGATAGATAATAATGCGTTTGTAATCCAGTACCGTACGGACATGAATGAAAAGAAAAGGATAAGTACTCCCTGGCAACGATTATGGTGAAATAAATTCTTTTTGCCGACTGCTTTAAGCTGGTTTGGGTTGCTATTTTATCGTATCGAACATCATAACAAACGTTCATACAGGACTGCTTTATAGGTATCAATAAAACATAGTAAATTATTTTTTGCTTGTTCGCATTTGTTTGTACTTGTTCAAATCCCCGATAAACCCTCATTTTTTAAGTCTTAAAATCAGATACTTTGTTTATGAATGTTCATATCTGTTTGTATTTTTTTTGACGGATTTTTGACGAAAAAAAAGAGCGGTTATTCCGCTCTCATTTATTTTTTAATTTTTAGTTTTCTTCGCTATGTCTCAAGTTGTATTGATGTTCTGCTTCCATTTCTTTTTGATATTGCTTTCTGTCGGCAATTTCAAGATTAATTTGACTTTTTATTTCGTCCATTGTCATCGGCTCTTCTGTCGTGAACGATATAATATTTTCGTCATGATATTCGTTCCACTCGTTAACGTTCGGAATATACTCGCTATATACCGTGTCTGTTTCCGGATCGTATGCAATCTGCGTGTGTCCGTTCCACCCGTTAAGACCTTTTGTTTCTCCTGCTGCCCTTTTAACGCCTCTATACTTTTTCATTTTGTTTCCCTCCTTAATTTTTTCAGAAATTCTTTCACTTTTTTGTACTCTGCATCGGTCATCTTGACCGAGCGTACCCGGGCACCCGGAGGCAATTTCCTTTTCGCTCCGGCTCCCTTACGCCTGCCTCCCCAGTTCGGGGAGGTGTTCTTTTTTGTCGTTTCTTCCAACCTTAGCCCTCCTTGTGCATCATTCTTTCTTCTGCCCATTGGATTCTTGCTTCCTTCGTGGTCATGTAGCGGTTATCAATCCAGTAGTGTGCTTCTGTGTGTCCGAGCAGCCATTCACAGAATTTTTTAGCGACTTCTTCGCTTGGCTTTCCAGTGTTGAGTTCCATGATTCTGTTTGCTTTTTCGACGTATTTTTTTCTGATGTCGAGTGCCCACAGTATCTGTTTTTCAGAGCCTTCGAGTTCCGGCAATCCATTTTCTACAGCTGCTTTTGTCTCTTCTGCGATTTTTGCCTTCTTGCATTCGTCGCACATTCCGTATCTTTCCAGTCTTGCGATTTCTCTTTCTCTGAGTTCGCCTTTTCCCCACAGGTCAACCGTTACCTTGTGTCCGCATCTCATTGTTACTTCGTACTTCATTTTGATTTCCTCCTTGTGGATAAAATAACTTGTTTTGGGCTCTCGCCCTTTCTTGATTATAGTATATTCTAATCAAGTTGAATTGTCAATACTTTTTCAAGAAATTTATTATAATTATTTTTTATAGCGAGCAATAGAAAAAGAGCAGAGATTTCTCTCTGCTCAATTCCCGCAATTATCATTATTGCAATGATAGTCGCTTTTTCCAAGTTATTTTTATCCACAGGGTTTCCCCTGACACTTTTATTATACCATTGATTTTTTGAGTTGCAAGTACTAAAAAAGCCAGTAATTATCGTTGTTTTTGATTTCGCAACCTGCTTTTTCAAAGGTTATCTCATCACCAAGTATCCCAGTCCGATGGAAACGGCTATCCATAAATTTCTCTGCCGTGCCTTGATTTTAATTTTCTTTTCCGCCTCTTTCTCGTACCGCTCTAAGGATTGATTGACACTCTGCAATGATTTTTGCGTTCTCTCGTTCTGTAGTTGTGATTTTCTGATTAAATCGTTTGCTGTCTTCAATTCTTTCTCTGCTTGCTCCAGTTGCTCTTTCTGCTTCACTAAGAGTTTTTGATTGCTCTTGTTGTTCCTGTTGAGCGTTTCCAAGTTCTGTTCTAATCGGGTCAGTTCTGATTCGTAAATCGTGTACGCTTGTTCTGCCCGTGCATAAGAACCACACGGCAACAAGGAAAGAAGCAACAAACACAAGCATAAAAATATCTTCTTTTTTACCATTCATTTTTCCCTCGTTTAATATTTATCAACCATTCTGTTTATACCACTCCGCTTTTCCTCGAATGAGATCTCCGCCCGGCACCAATATTTCGTTATTACTATAATCAGGCAGATAAAGAAGATCCCACCGTATATCAGAATTACCGCTTGTAATACCGTAACCGTCTATTTCTGCAATTTCCGCATGAGTGTAAACATCATTAGCAGTCAGACCAAGTATTTCTTCTGCCTTTGCCACAAGCATGGCCATCGCCTCAATCTGTGCTTCCGTCGGCGGTTCATCCCCTAAATCGATTCCATCGGGTGAATCATAATAGCAAACCGCGTCTTTGCAGCAGGCCATTGCAATTCCGATTGACCGGCTGTTTCTGCGCCAAGTGTGCGCAAGACGTTCTGTAAAATCATCATGCAATGCGTGATACTCTCCGTCGCGATCTATTACGACTGTATAATCCGGCAGATTAACCACATCACCATCACAACCGGTCCAGTGAAGATATATTCTGTCAATTCCGCCAGCTGCCTCTTGCAGTAGTTTTTCAATTTCATTCAGTGTCATTTTTGTCTCCGTTTAATTAAATCAATCAGCCCATGAACGCTTGATACCCCCGAAGCATCGAGATTTTCAATAATAGAGAGTAATTCCGTTACAGCCAAATAGCCTATAGCAAGTCCCATAAATTCTCCGGATTTCCCACATGTAACCAGTATTTTGTCAACGGCTCCGCCGCCAATGGCCAGTAGGATATAGACCCCCATTTTTCCCGCAAATTGGGTTTTCATCGCATTGGAGTTAATAATTCCCACTCTGTGTGCCGCCGGTATTCCGCGTACGGCGTCAAGGAACTGTATATTATCTTTTTCGCCTTGATTCTGAATATATTCGTAACTTAGGGCAACCCACTTAGTGAACAAATCCAAGAACACTATGAACGTAAATAGAGAAAATAATTGAGCGTGCATTTGCACCATTAAAAAAACTCCCGAAAGCGGAAGTTTAATTTCCCAATGTGCAATCAATTTTTCGATTGCTTTTTCTGCATAATTCAATAAATTTTGAAAATCCATTATTTCCCCTTTCTTTACGGTTTCTTTTTAGTTTTTTCACTCGGCGTGTTATACTGTCCTTTTTCTTCTTTTTCTGCTTCCGCTACGGCGTCAATAATGGCGTTGTGCGGACAATCTTCCCAAGGGCACCGTCCATCGGCATTTAAAAAGTTTCCACAATATTCACAAAGATCCATTTGATTTCCCTCCTTCAGGCATTTTTAATTTCCGTACTCATGGATGTCATTACGGCTTTGTATTTGGCGTCGATTTTACTGGTATCTGCGCCAAGCATGGCCGCCTTTACGCGTGCCCCGGTCAACGCGTCTATTTGCTTTTGGTATTTTGACTTGATTTCTGCGATTGCCATCTTTTTCTTTTCTGTTTCTGATGGTTCCGGCGGGACGTATGGTGTCGGTTTTCCATCTGCACCTCTGATATACTCACCACTTACGTATTTTACATAGTCCTCAGCACTGATAACCTCTATAATCTCTGCCGCAGTAAAAACTTCTTTATACTCTTCAATAAGTGCATCTATTTTGTCTTTATTTTTATCTTTTGCAGGGTCAAAATCACATATAGAAGACCCTACTCTTTTCCCGGATGCATCAAATCCGGATATATAATAATATACATTTGTACCTTTCATCTTTATTCTCCTATACTAAAATAATCTCCATAAAGGAGGTTTTTATTATGGTAAATCTAACGGATACGGAACAATCAAAAAATTATCCGGAAATCGGAGACGGCCACGTATTATAATCCACACGATTAGCAGATGTGATTCCCCACTGTTCAGTGACAAATAGTACACCAGTTAATTGATAGAGATGTCCCAAGGTTTATCTCTATATGGTCATTAAATCCTTGTGCAGAAATAGGTGATACTCTTCCATCACTAGTAGTGGCTTCCGGGGAAACAAGAACAGTTACACGCTTATCTGGTACCGTCAAAGGAAGCGATATACTAGCTTTAGTAAAGCCTTCAATCGAGCTTAGTCTTCCCCACTGTATAATTAGTCCACCAAAAAAACTGCCTAAGCAAACATATCCGTTATCTGCAATGTGGTATTTTACCCCGGAGGCGGTCAAAACCATTTTCAAAAGTTGCCCAAACCACGAGTTTTTTTGTAATGCTGAGATTGCAGGTATTGTAGTAGTGAGCGCCAACTTGTTGATGACATCTTTACCCAAGCTCCCGATTTTTTCATAAAGAGAAAATCTATTTTCATGAGCGCCGGCATTTCTGTTATGCTCGTCAAGCTCTGCCTGTGTGAGAAACGTTTCATCTTTGACTTGAACTGTTAAGTTTTCTACATCACCAACAACAATATCGATTTTAAAGATTTGGGAATCAATTGGCGTTGATTTGTCCGGAATATAATCAACAAAATTTCCACCATTTGTATAAGCTATCAGTTTTTCGTTTCCCGATGTGCCAACCTTAGCATATACACCGACTTCTCGTGCAAAAAAGCCTGTATTAAGCCCCGCATTAGAACAGGAAGCTCGGATTTGGAGCTGTCCGTTGCCAAGATTAGTACCGCCGGACAGAGTAAGTTCCATCTTTGGATTTTTAAGTGCCGTGAGATTTCGTATAGAATCTCCTCCGATATCGCCATCACCGAGCATGATTTTAGTAAAAATTAAAGCTTGATTTGTGGCATTGGCTTCTGATATAAGTGATAAACCTCGTGTTGTCATTAAAATTTTTGGATAGTTAGCCATTGTTTAGCCCCCCCGAATATAAATAACTTTATGCGCATGGCCGATATAGCCGGATGCATTTGTATTACCGCTTATTGACGGAGCGATAAACCCTAAATCCGGCGCGATGTGAATTGTATTACTTATTTTACATACGCCGGCCGCGTATATACGCCCTGTAACAGTTTTTACGTTTTCTACTTTAATATCAAGATTCGCCGGAATAATGCAGCGAGCCTGCGTACGAATTTCCCTTGTCCGCCATACCATATCAGCGGATAGGTTAAGCCAGAGAACATAATCATCGTATTCCGGTCTTATTACAACTTCACCGGCGCCATACTGCAAATCCAGCATTCGTTGATAACTCGAGTGCGTATAAACCGTCATATTATTAATTTTTGACAAGACTGTACGCCTTCGAATCTCAAAAGATTTTCCGGAAATATTATGAATTCCTAACATTTTCTCATATCTTTTAAGACCTGCTTCGTCTACATCACAGGCGAACGTGTTTATGCCGGTTGAAAAAATCTTATTAATTACGGCATCTAACTCCGGCTCTACCGCATCAGCAAATACTATAAATTCTTTTGCGTTAGTTAGCACATCCGGAAAGTAATGTCGAACGTTAGCTTTTCGAAGTTTGAGTTCTTTTCTCAAGCTATTCATACAAGATCACCTTCAATGTTCCAATTTCGTCGGGATCCAATTTCAGATTCTTATCTGTGCCGTTCAACGTCATCCGTTCAATATCAAGAACTCCGCTAATATCTAATAGCAAGCTTTCCAACTTTGCCCGCCGGAAAACAAGTCCTGCGTTTGAATATTTTTCTGTAGTAACCGTTTGTGTATAATGCCATGATTTATTCACCTCGGCAATATATTCTGCTGTTACCTGTTGGATAGCATTTTTTATAGAATCCAATGTATAATCACTTTTCATTGTAATTTTGCATTGTACTGTTATCTCTTTAGGTCTCACCCCTGTAACTGTCACAAAATGCCCGATAGGCGCAACCCCCACTCCCTGCTGATGATACGGAACCGGGTCTAATATCTCCTGCACGCGGCTCACAAATTCGTTGGAAGGAGGCTTAAATTCTGACGTACAAAATACAACTTTGACCGTTCCGCCGCCATTCCACACCGGATATACTTTGCCACCGCCTACGCCGGATATAGATAGCATTTTTTCTTTATAATCCGCAATATTTCCCCCGTATGCTTGTGTTTCAAAACTTTTTAAATATCGTTGCCGGAACGCTTCTGTATCTTCATCATCAATAGCAGGAATAGACAGTTCTTCAATTTTGGCGGATTGCAGTTCCGAGAGATGGTCAATAGGTACAAGCGTTCCGGCTGCTTTATTTCCCAAAACCCCGGCAGTCTCACAAGAAAGAAGGTAATTACCGTCTTTTATTTTTTCGGTTATTACGTAATTGATTCCATCGCATGAAAAACGGGATCCGACTGGTATTTGTAAAGTATTTGGATTGAATATCCCGCGCACGACCGCTTTCGTTGCTTTATACGGCACCAGTCCGCGCTCCAAAGCTCGTTCAATCAAAAATTGGCGCTCCGCTGTATCTCCAAATGTATTCTTCATAAACCAGTCCAGCGCCGCATACATCAGTTCAAGTTCAATCGCTACCGGAGCTGTTGCATCGTAAATAATACTACCTTCCCGTTTGTCCACTGTAGGACTGACGGTATCCAACATTCTCTTTTCTATAAGCTGGCTTGTTTGATTCTCATACATTCTTTACTTTCACACTCCTTTCCATTTCAATATTTCCAAAAATGGAATGCACTACAAAATAGCAATTGACGTTTCCCTTTTTATCGTATTGCAAATCGAAACTGTCCACTTTAGTGATGCGGTCATCTACCAGTAGTGCCTCTTCAATTCGGCGCGGAATCTCAGGAATAACATAGGGCATCGGTTTACCAAACAGATCGGCAAGCTCCACTCCGTAATCCGAAGAGTAAATGACGTGTTTATACCTCTCCGTGTTTAAAATCTTATAAACTGCCTGCCGTACAGCCTCCAAGTCTTCGGTTATTATCCCCGACACCGTTTCTTCCTCGATATTCATCCGATAAGTTTTAGAAGGCATGGGTGCTTGGCTACCGGCAATGGATATATTATTAAATTCTTCAGGTAATAATCTCATTCATTCACCCCCACTGCCCGTGAACGTCGATGTGATTATATACACGGTTAGCAACATAGAATAATTGTCCGCCTTCCTGCTGTATCATCACTACCTTTTCACCGACTTTTAAACCGTTATAAATAATAATTTTCTTTCGACCTTTATAGTCGTGATTATGCCCCGCAAATTCAGCATATCCTCCGCCGCCTGCCCGATTTTCTGTAATGTGATTAACTTCAATATCCACTTCAAAATCACGAACATTATCAGAAAGTATTAAATAATCCTCATCTAATTCGTTTTTGCCCACACGGATAGCTAACGGTTTCTCAGATACAACTTCACCTAAAACGAAATTAGACAGGTTCATGCTTCCCACGGTTTTTTTAACGATGGATTTCAGCACATTCGGTAATTCATCATTGATCATTGATTACACCACCTTTAAGAGTTAAATCCATCAGATGTACTTGATTCGAAAAAGTGTGAACGACTTTCGTCACCAGTACCTTTTGTGCCAGTTCCACATCTCCGAGATTGAGTTTTACATAAATCATAGACCCGGCACGTACCCGAATATCTCCGGCGGCGCCTTTTATGTCCAATTTTCTGCGGACTACATTGTAAAACTTAAGCATTTGGTTTGCTCTTTCCTGCGGATTTTGGATGTTTTTCTGCAATTTTTCATAATATTGTAGAACGCCCCACTGGTCTTTTTCCTTTGATTTTGCAAATTCATCAGGACTCATAGGAGCGTAGAACTCTTTTCGCTTACCCTCGCCCTGTTCCTGTTTATCTTCTACGACCAGTTTCACCAAGTTATAGGTGTCCTTGTCTATACTGCTTTCATAATCGAAATCTTCTGCAGTTTCATTATCTATAAGAAGAGGGACCACCATATCAATCGGCTTGGAAAGCATGAGCTTTTGAAAATCATCGTAAAGAACATAGACCTCTTTTGTGTTGACTAAGGTAATATCAAGTGCGCCTTGGATAATATCAAAAAGAGTGGCGTTATCTTCCACTCTTTTATCAATCACAAATTTAGTATCTGCCAGTGTTCCGACTTTTAGCTGGAAATAATCAGCCAACTTTTGTATGACCTGCGTGGCCGTCAGGTTCTTATATTGCCAGCTTTCTTTATTCTTCAAATACCGGAGTTGGTCATAGGCAGTGACATCGATACTACTATCCTTGTTTCGTTTTTTCACGAAAATAAACCCAAAGAAGACAGCTTTATCCCCAACCTTGACCTGCACCGTATCCCCCTCAACAAATTTAAGAGCTTCATCTTTATATACGGTAAAAGTGAACTTCCCCGGCGCTCCGCTAATAGACCATTCAATTTTAGCGCCATCCAACACGGCAGGCGCATAATATTTGTTTTCCGGTTTATTATGGATAATGACTTCAAACAAGTTTAAGCACCCGCCCTTTTATGTTTTTTTCAAGCGGATTAGTCACTCCGTTGGCATTGGCCACCGCTCGCCAATCAAGGTTTCCGCCAACGACCCCTTTACAGGCCTCCAGTACGGATAATTGATTTGCTATTTTTATTGTTGCAGGGACCTGTGCTGTAGGCGTATATCTCGGTTCTTTTACATGCAACGTTTCTGTGCCGTCTTCATTCTTTGTTATTTCTACAGCCTTGGTTCCAAAAAATTTATACTGTTTAAGCACAATACTGATGTTCAAATCAGTTCCGTTCCGTGCATCTTCTCTAATTTCATAATTTTCGACAGTACAGAGCATGTTGGTGTTCCACAGTTGCGAATAATCAAATCCCATACGAGTGACAATAAAGCGGATAGGATTTTTTGTTTCTTTAGCGGATTTAAGGGAATCTAGGAAAGGCGCCGCCTTTTTAAAAGAAAACGCGTTCCCTAAAGACCCTCCAATTCGAGATGAAATAGCGCCCACAGCATAATTGATTAATCCTGTTTGCAGAGAAGAATCATAATTTGCAAAAGGATATCTGCTGTTCGGCAATAAAAACTCAAACGATATTTCTGTTAATCCGGGAGCCTTGATTAAATTGACCTCCCCCTCATTGATTAAGTTAATAGTTTTATTTTTGCCATTAATTCTCGTGTTCATGCTCGGCGGCGGAACCGGGAGCATTGTCTCTCCAAGAAAGAAATAATAACTCATCTTTGTACCGCCTCCGCTCCATTTTCTACAGATTCTATCAATACGTCATTCAACCGCCGCAATACGCCATCAAAATCATTACCGCCGGTATCACCTGCAGTGACCCCGCCCACGTCGATGTGGACAGTAGCCGTTGTATATTTGTTAACAGCTTCTCGCTCCGCCGCTTCCCGAAGAAAAGCAAGGTCATCTGCTGTGCTATCCAAAGCATCTGCCGCCCGTTTAGCGTCTTTTGCTCCCCGACCGGTACTATCTGCGGTTTTTGCCGTATTATCGGCAATATCTTTAGCAGTATAACCGGGCGCAGCTGTTTCCGGCATATGAAAAGCTTCGCCAATACTGTTACCGATAGCGGCTCCGGCATTGTATCCCCACGACATTTCATTTGAATAGTCCAGCGTTTTCATCTTCAGTCCGGAATAATCATATCCGCCGGAAATTTCTCTCTTTTCTGCTCTGAGGGATTCTGCAGAAAACTCTGTGCTGATTCCCAACTTATTCATACCGGGAATTTTAGCAATCATCCTGACAACAGCGGCTACCGCCTGTCCTACGAGATCTACAACGCCATTCCAAATATCGGCAAAAAGATTATAAGTAGCATTCAAAGGATCTATAAAAATATTACCGATGAACTCAGCAAAGGAAACAAACATATTCCAAGAGAAAGCAATCATGTTCCATATAGAAGAAAACAGCAGCATGAAAGCCCCAAAAATAATACCCGTTGCCGATATGCTCGTTCCGGCAAAATAATTAACCGCCGCCACTGATGCATAAAGTACGGCAATAACAGCAATAATAGCCCCGACTATCCACGTAAGCGGGCAAGCATACATAGCGGCATTTAAACCTTTCTGCGCTATAGTAAGTGCGTTTAATGCTGTCGTTTCTAACCAGTCTGCTGCGGTTTTAGCCGCCATTGCTATTGTCGCCAACCCCATTTGCCCGGCAGAAATCATCGCCATTGTTCCGACAAAAGCCAAATATCCGCCAAGTGCAATAAGTGCCACTTGCATAAGCAAGCCATGATTCTGCACAAATGACGCTACGGCGGAAATTCCTGCAGTGAACATATTGACAAACCACTCTACTCCCCCGATAACCACATGAAGAACGGGCATGATGGACTTAACTCCGTTTTTCAACATACTGAATATGGAACGAACTCCCTCGCTATTTGCCAACCGGTTAATACGGTCTGCAATCGGCGAAAAAGATTTCATCGCTACATTTTTGAAATCAGTAAAGTGGTCACTCCAGCGTTTCGGCATTCTTTCAAATTTATCATTAATTTCGCCCATGTTTTCAAATATAGCCCGCTTAATGACATCCGCGGTAATCTCTCCTTGAGCTGATAATTGTTTCAACTCGCCGCGAGAAACTTTCATGGTCTTTGCAATCATATCCTGCAAAATAGGAGCATTTTCAGTGATAGACCGGAATTCGTCCCCTTGTAACCTGCCACTGGCTAAGGCTTGTTGCAGCTGTAACATCGCAAATTGCTGGTTTTCTTTGGATGCTCCGCCAATAACAAACAGTTTCTGCATACCTTCCATAAACTGTACTGTTTTCCGTGGATCGGGGAATGCGTCTCGGGCATTGACGGAAAGACTTGCTACTGCTTTAGCCATATCCATATACCCGCCTCTTGCCCGTTGCGCGGATTCATAAATCATATTATTCAGTGCGACCACGTTGGACTGTGAACCGGCTACCAATTCGAGCCTTGCATTCAAGCTTGTGTATTCATCGGCTAATGCTACAGCCCCCGTAATAGAACTTGTAATACTATCTAAGCCGCGCATAATGACATTTCCGACAATGTTTCCGGCAAGAATACTTTTAAATAAACCTGCTTTTCCGGCGGCATACCCAAAAGAATCTCCTGCGTTTCTCGTACTTCCGCTGACGCAGTTTAATTTATTTGATACCGAACCGGCCGCACGGCTCATTTTTTCTAATACGGGACTGACACCGTCCCGAAGGCTGATGTAGTTCTGTAGTGTTGCCATCTGCTCACCTCCTTCTATTTGCGTTTCAATTTGGCTGCCTGCTTTTTCTCTGATTTGATATATTCATCAACAAAGGCATAAATCGTAGCCAATTCGTGTTCCGGCAAAGTAAAAATCTCGTGCGGTAACCTATGTAATTTAATAAGTGCAAAATAGGCTACGTGTGCATCGAGATCCTTTGCCTTTAGGAGTTTTTTACCGTCTTAATCTTGTCTCCCATACCCGCTTCAAAATCAGATGCTTGGGAAACAGCCGAATACAAATCTGCCAGTTCGCCTGGTGTCAACATCGCTTTAAGTAACTCTTCCGCGCCAATTGCTTCCCAGTCTCCTTGCAATTCTGCATCATTCAGATTAGGGAATACGACAGATTTCAGTGTCATTTCAATCATGAATTTATCTTGGTCAAATTCCATCTTCCAGTCTTTAGTTCCTTTAACCGGAACTCGTTTCGTACAGGCATCGCGCAGACTGTCCATTTCCTCATTAGTAAGTACACGGATTTCCCACGGCACGGGTTTTCCATCTTCCCCCGTAAATCGCTTTGAAGCAACGTACTGCACCGGGGCTTTTTTTATAACATTTTCTTTAAAAAATGCTTTTAGTGTTTTTTCTGCCATTTACTTTTCCTTTTCCTTTCACAAAAGAACAGGCGGGGAAACCCCCGCCACCATTACGCTTTCATTCCGTCAAGTTCTTTAAATTTTTCAGGAACCTTGATTCCTTCAAAAGTAAATGAAATTTCATCTTCAAGCCATTTACCTTCTGCATCAAAACCTGCGACGGTACCTTTATCAATATTACATCCGGTCAAAATGACTGTATGCTTTCCAGCTTCACTGGTCGGGTCGTTATTAACAACCTGCAAATCGAAATAGGTATCAACACCTTGGTTAATATACTTCAGCATCATGTTTTCAAAAAGGGAAGTGTTTTTGTAAATCGTCAATGTGCCGCTCCCTTTAGCGGATACTGACTTATTCCCTTTCATCAAACGCCCTAAAATAGCAACCTCTTCTTTTTCTTTTTCTATCGTCGCCTCAAGGCTCTTTGCCTGAAAGAGCAGATATCTGTTGCCATCTACCGTTACATAAGCGCTGGCCAGTTTTGCTGAAATAACATCCTTGGCCAACATTGTACGAATTGCGCTGATATCATCTGCCATAAGTTATCTCCTTTCTTAATTCACTACTACAGTACAATATAATTTTTCCATACATGCTGTCGGTTGGATTTCAAATGTCCACAGAACGGCAGTCTTTTCTTCGCCTTGCGTTGGTACCGGCAAATCATCATCTACAAAATTCTGAATTGCTCTGACACGCTGATATTCTTCAAACAGTGCTACGCCGTCTTTCCATAAAGAAATACGCCCATCCGCATCATTCTGTACCTTGCCGAGATAAATCCGGTTAAATAAACGGGCAATATCGATTGCAGCATTATCCAAAACACGAATAACTTGATTTAAAGTGAAATCTTTATTCATTGCTTTAGTAATTTCTGTAAATGTGTTGATGTCTGTCAATACCCGTGTATCTCCAAGTACATTTCCGGATACTGCATCCGAAACATTGTGGAACATGAACATACCTTCGCTGACCGCCTGCTCAAGCTCATACTGTTTGAAGTTTGTATTAACTGTGTATTCACCGTCGTAAATAGCATTCGTACAGCTTGCATTGATTGCGCATGCTGCTTCTTTCCCGGTAAGCCAATACACCAAGGATCCCTTTTCGGCTCCCTCGTCAGTAACATCATTCTTAATGGAAATAACGCCGGGATAATTAACCTTGGTCTTACCGTAAATAACAAGCTGGAATTTCGCTCCGGTATTTTCACGGCACCGTTTTGTGAAATTAATTAACAAGGACTGTATTGTCTCATCGGATCCCGCATATCCTAAAATATTAAAATAATACGGCTCTATGTGTTCAATAAAAGACTGATAATCAGAAACAGCAACTGCTGTTCCGTTTGTTCCTCCCGCAAGAGGCTCTGCTGCTTTTACAGCAAGTGTGGCCGTTTTGTTGAATGTAACAAAGTCGTTATCCTTTAAATCAGAGCTTTTGCTGATGTTAGACTGTTTATCTACAGGCTTCATCAGTCCGTCTGTCGTTAAATAAGTGTAAACAATATATTTTTCGCTATTATCCGGATCGCTTTGCACAGCAACTGAAATATTATTGCCACGAACCCCCGCATATTTTGCCGTTGCCAATGTGCCTTTGGCTTTCCCCCCTTCACCGTTTAAACGGTAAAAATATCCTGTTTTTAAGTTACTGAATAATTCTCTCAAGGGTCTCATCTTGTCGTGGCCATAATCATAGCCGAAAATCTTTTGACAATTTTTCTGAAAATCTTCCGCATCTACACGGAAAACAGCTCCACTTACGCCCCAATCCAATTCGAGAGCCATCGCAGCATAACCGCGGTCTGCAATATCCGTCATTGGACGGTCTTTTGAAATGAAATTAATATATGTACCCGGCAATTTCTTATTTTGGAAAAGCCAGATGCCTCCACCTAATGCCATATGCTACCTCCTTTAATTAATATCCTGTTTGACAGGTTGTCTTAACGTCTCTTTCAATAACTCATCAATCTGAGAACGTGTGTAAAGTTCCCCCTCGTCAAGTAAATGTGTCAGAATGTCCGCATAGCGTTTGTACTTGGCTGATTTTACAATCGTTACACCATCGAAACGCTCTTCGGACACTGCTTGTTCTTCTTTTTTAATTGCCATTTTTTATAGCTCCTTTCGTTTTTAAGCTCTCCATTTTTTCTGTTTTCTCCAGCTCTTTCAAAATAAACAAGTTGTAGGAAATAAAGAAATGAAGTGCGCCATCAGTTGTGCGGTAGTGCATATCTGTTCCCCTAATGACAGAGCCATCCGAAAGAGTAATATACTCAAGTTCTATAAAGAACGCTTCTGCCATTTCGTGAATTTCTTTCCGGACATCTGAAACTTCATCGGCCGCATTCGGCATAAACCAAATATCAAAGCTGTGTTCCTGCCAGTATCTGTTACCTGCTGATAATTCCTGTGACTGGTCAAGCTGTTTCAGATAAAAGCATGGAAATGTAACATTGTTCTTTTTCATATCCGCATACACAGGATATCCGGTCAGCTTATGCAGTTTTGTAGAAAGACCTTTGATTACCTCATTAATTATCGTCATGTACTGTACCTCGACAACACCCTGTTAATATTTCTGCGCAAGATATTTTTTGACTGTCGTTCCGTTTCCTTTTCTGCTTTTTCTGCCATATTCAAGCCGTCTACCCAGTTTTTTACTAACCGTTTTCCAAGAATAGGAATATACCTTCCCGGTTGCTGCCTGTGACCGTCGTTCACATAAGACGCATACGATGCCGTATTGAATACTTTGATTCTGTACTCCTTGCCATCCCGTTCAATGTTTCCGGCATTCCACGAGCGCCTCATGTGTTCGGAATTAGTTGTGATTGTTGTGCCGTTTCTTTCAGCAGTCTGAATTCCTCTCGTCGGTGTGTTCTTTTTCGCACTGGCAAGATAGACGGATGCCAACTCTTTTACACTCCGCTTTTTTACTTCTTCCATTACGGGAGCATCCAGTTCCGAAATTCGTTTCTTCAGTTCTAAAAAACCTCTGAAATCTATTGTTACATTAGCCATCATGTACATCCCGGTTCACCAAGCTGATTTCTTGATGATTATCGTATATGGCAGGTACACCGGCGGCTTTAAAATGCAGTTTCCTTCCCTGCCGCATTACATCTACATCGGCTCCCGCAGGCACATCAGCTTCCGGATTTAAAAACAAAGTAACAGATTGCGACATAACGGGAAAACCGTCACCGTTAGTGGCCGGTAAATTTATGTAAGAAATACGGCAAGGGTACTCTTTAGAAGTTACCCTCGCCGTTTCTACAATCCCCGTTTCCGTATTTACGGTATCTTTCTCTGTAATAATCGTGCAGGTATCCGTATATAAACTTTCAATGGCGTTTCTTGCTCTTACCAACGCAGCCTTCGGAAGCATCCTAAATCACGCTCCTTTGTCCATAACGTAATCAGCGTATCCAGTCTCTGTTCCGGAGAACTCCCGCCAAGCTCAACTGTTGTATCTCCTTCTTTTATGGATTTCACAACGTCGATTTCATCGGCACTTAAAACAGCAGACTTGCTCATTTGTAAGAACCTGCCTGCTGTCATTTCATTTGCAACATACTGCAACTCCGCCGGAAGTTCTTTCTGGTTACAGTCGTTCAAAATATGCTGTACTTCTCCGCGGTAGATGTACTCCAATAACGCCATATCCGAATCTTTTACAACGTACCCCGTTGCGCCTTCAATAAGGGTCTTTACATCGTCAATCATAGAATTATCCCTGAAGCAGAGAGAGGATATCCCCTTTTGTATCCGCTCCGGAAATGTCGATACCGTTAGCCTCTGCGTATTCAACGAGCTGTTGTTTGGTCATCTTGTCCAGCGGTATATCGCCGCTGTGCGGTTCAGCACCATCAAGAACAAAACCTTCCGATATCAATTTTTCTTTTTGGAAATCGCTTTCCGCATACTGAACTTCGTTCAATCTGATTAATCTATCCACAATTGACCTCCTTATGCTCCGGTATTTACCCACACACCTGCCAGTTTGTTTGTCGGAATCCACAGATCGTGATACTTTCTGTAGTCCAATTTCCAAGCATCCGCTTTCTGATTCACATTCGGTTCGAAGATACGAATCTTGTCGGTCTTGGAAATAGCAATAGGCGCACGGCGCGAAAGAATAATCCAGTTAATTCCTTTTGCAGTAGTATCGGGTTTGAATCCGCCTGCTTCCTGTCCCCCTGTCGTGCCGTCGTTGAAAACATAAGCAGTCTTCATACGTGCAGAAGGAACGGAGAGAATCGGAATTTCATTATAGGTCTTTACCTTGGTTGTAATTTCTCCGGCTTTAAAATCCGCAGTATCCAAATACTTGGTAATGTCTTGCGAATTGTTAAGAATTGTGCGGATAGGCATAGACATGATAATAACCAACGGTTCGCCTTCGCCTACAATATCCTGAACTTTTGTAATTTCATCATCCAACTTTTCTAAGATGGTTGCTTTATCCGGAGTAAAAGAAGCGGTCTCGTGCGAAGCCGTTTTTGCCAAAGCAGCAATCTTAGAATAACGGAAAGCATCTACTTCCGGTATAACCTGCAAACGCTGAAATTCGCCCATTACAGTACCGGCAGCTGCTACAAAATTAGTTTCGTCAACATCCATTGCGTCTAACTGGAAAGTACGTCCACGATCTTGTGTCAGTTTATAATCCGTATATCTCAGAGAAACGGAACCCTGATTAAAACCGGTATCGCGGTCATATTTCGCAAGCCCGCCAACAGAAATCTCCGGCATTTTTACGGTATCTCCGCCGTTATACTTTACACCGGATGCGTTAACTTCCATCCAACCGGAAGTAGCTCCTACCAGCATTTGTTTATCCAGTGCCTGCTGAAAATTTTTTGCATATTCAAATGTATTAATTGCCATTATTTATTCTCCTTTTTTTAAATACCTAATGCTTGTTCAAACTGTTGTTGTACAGTCATTTTCGCCGCAGTGCCATTATCATCGGAACCTGCGCCGGGATGAATTCCGCCTACCTCTTTTTTCTGTCCCTCATCACTTTCAAACAGATAGGCATCCGACTTCTGCAGCTCTTTAATCTTGTCGGAAAGTCCGATAACTTCCCCTTTTTCATCCAGTTTTGCGTCCTGTAAATCTAACAAAGCGCGTGCGGCCTTAGTATTTTTTGCTTTTGCTACGGTTAAGGAATGTTCTACTGCCGCATCAAGCTTCATCTGTGCAAGTTGTGTAGCGTGTTCCGTTTCCATAGTCTTAGCGGCCGCCTGCATTGCTTCAATTTGTTTCTTAAGATCCGCATTACTGTCATTGTTCTTTTTTAAGCCCTCAATCTGTTTTGTTAATTCCCCCTTTTCTTTTTCGGCATTTTTCAAGGCTTCGTTCTTTTCGTTGAACTGAGATTTGGAAACATAATTCTTGCCATAATCCTCGGTAACTTTAGCCACCTGTTCATCAGTCAGCCCCAATGCCTTTAACTCTTCTTTTGTCATGTGTATCTCCTTTCGACTTTTTATCGTGGTTTATCCCCCACACCGGAAATTCCCGTTCTTTTACGCCTACGGTACGGAAAAGGCAATAAAAAAGCACTCATTAAGAGTGCTGTGAAACTAAAAAATTGAATTATAACGCTCGCAAGCGCTTTATAATTTCCGCGGAACATTGTATTTCAAAAGTACATTCTCCCGCCTCTGTCAGGTCTAAATCTGAAGCAAGCAGACAATGAGCAAAAATCACCTTCTCATAAATTCCGTCTTGCCGCAGTACCTTACCCTGAAACCCGAATCCTTGTACCGATTCAAGATTTACGCTGAACCCCGGCTTATGCTCAAAAGTAATCAGCAATGCTGCGCCCCGGTTCGTTATTACCCGCCCTTTTCCCAATATGGGGAGTTCTTCAGAATCTTCAATGATTTCTATACTGGCACCGCAATCAGCCAATAAATATCGGTTCTCTCCTGCTAAGGCGTATAGTTTCCCGTCTTCTACCGGTATCGTTTTGATAACTTCTTTCATAGTATCTCACCAATCAATATCCGCCAATATATCTTTTAGCGGCTTGCCGTCAATTATAAAATGCTCAAGCACATCTCCGGGGGACTGAAACGCCACGCTGTCGTGATTGGCCTCTCCGCAATAATATATACCATCCATTGGGTTTATATAATACCAGGCACCTTTATAGGAAAACTCAAAGTCGCTCCAAACGGTATCCATAAATTCCTGCCTAGTCATCTTTATCACCCCCAAACATTTTATAATCGTCTTCAGTTAGTGCCTGCGCTTTTCCATGAATCGGTTTCCCGTTTTCCCAAGTAATAATGTGCTTATGTTCTCCATTTGCTCCATATGGATGCTGTTTTCGATTACCATGATTTCCTAAATCAATACGCAAACACAAAAATCCATTAGCGTCATATATATCAAAAGTCCTACAGTGATGTTTTCCGGTGAAACGCTCTATAACATCATTAGGATTCATTCGGCGTTTTGTCCTATAGTGTATACTTTGAGTTATTGTTTTTGTCGGTATAATCTTCCCAGCCTCGGTATACTGATATGCTCCTTTACCCGTCGGCTCCACATGCGGTTTTACATATTTATTATACCACTCCTCATAGTTCAAATCGCCTTCAACGAATACTGTTTTTCCTGTTACCGGATCCCTTGCCGCTCTCGTATCATCTGTACCGTCCGTAATGCCGTCAATATACGGAATTGTCGTAGAACGGCAGTAACAATGAAACGGCGGCATGGTAATTCCCGGCTTGGCATCTTTCTTATCGAATACCTTTTTATCTAAGTGTTGGCAAATATCTGATGTTTTCATATCCAGCACGGCAAGTATCTGATATTGCTCTACATCAAGCGCATCATATGTATCCAGCATTCCCTTTTCCTGTACATAGGCCGTCTCCGTTTCTACTAACCGGCGGGCATTGCTGAATGATACGTTGAATCTTTTCTGTATTCTATTAATTAGCGGTATGGCTCCTTCACCAATCATGAAAGAACGTGTCATTTCCGTCTGCAGTGTATTTATAAGTTGTGCTTTATTTTCCCATATGCGTGTTGAAAAGTCTTTCCCATCTGTCGCCCACGGTTTAGATATGGCGGTTTCTATATCCCGCTCGGCTACTTCTCTAAATGTAGAAAATTCTCCTCTCAATTTCTGCGTTTCATATGCCGTTTTATAAACGCTATCTTCATACACATTAGCGAGCAAGTCGCGCATGTTTAGATTTTGTGATTTTGCCAGCTCTTCTACATACCGCGCTGTCTTGATATATAACTCCTGACTTCGGTCAAGTCGCGCACGGATAGATGCCTTATCCAGCATTTTGATATATTCCGGCGGTAAATTCTTTTTCTTTGCCAGTTCAATATAGTCTTTGAGTGTCAGCCGAAAGGCTTTCAACTCCCGTGCATTGAGTTCTCTTCGCGCATCAGCAAGCGACATTCCGTTTTCTGCCGCATATCGGTAATACCAATCCAATACTTCTTTACGTAAAGCAGTAAGTGCCTTTATATATTCTTGCCGCATGTCGGTCGTAACTGCTTCTGCTTTCCACATCTGTTGCCGCTTTAATCTCTCAAAACGCGTTTCCCAGTAACTCATTTTTCTGTACCATCAGGCTCATTCGCCGCATAATCGGGCATAAGTGCTTCTGCATTTTCCTGTTCAAGCCGTGCCAGTTCTTCTGCTGTATCTTTAGTCCACGGATGGTTTGCTACAATCGTTTCTTTACTGATAATTCCGACAGAGTTTTTGCAGTTTTGAATAACTTCTGACTCGTTAACCGGAGTATCCCGATTAAAGATAAATTCCACTTTATTTTTAGCGGAGTCCGTGCCATTAATATTCAAAAATGTTTTCACAAACCACATCAACTGTTCCAGACTTGCTTGGAATTCCATCTCCATATTATTGGCATCTAAATCGATATCGCTGTAAATAGAGCGGATATTCATCTGATTAGGATTGTTTGCCATCCGGTCGTCTTTCGAATCAAAGCCGTGTCCATTTTCTATAATCGCCTTTTTTAACAGCTTGATAATCAAATCATAGTTGTCCGCATTGACTTCAATACTGAGTGTCCGCACATCGCCTTTTCTATCTTCCGTGCCAACTTTGATTACGCCGTAAGCGATTAAATTCCGCCGGAATTCGGATAAATCTTCCCCCTCATATCCTTCCAAAATCAAAATAGTACTTCGGATGTCTTCGGTCATATTATCACTGTAATTACTCAAAAGTTCATTCAGCGCATCCTGTAAACATTTGACCCGACTTATCAGAGGCAGCTCGCGATTATTATATTTAAACGCGACTAATGGTACTCTGTCCCAGTTAAATGATTCTCCGTTAATCGTAATATAATTCGCATCCGGCTGTTCCACGTCAGGGATAAGTTTTTTGTTTTCCGTATAAATATATCGGCGTATTCCTTCAGTCGTATAATATTCAACTTTCCATATAACTTTTTGTTGTGCGCCTTCATAGGTAATAACTGAATAAATCCGCAAGAAAGAATCGAGTATTTCATGCTCTTCGTCTACCCAAAACGGAATCACTTGTTCCGGATTAAACTTTTTAACTTTAAGCTCGCCATTTGAAATATACGGATGCAAATATCCGATTCCACAGTTCAAAACGTCCACGCCTAAATTCTTTAACCGGCGCCGGAACGTTTGATTAAACACATTATCCAGCTCTTTGCTATATTTTTCGTCTTCTGTTCGTACTTCTAAAGGTTTAGATAACAAATAGCTTGCTTTTTGGTCTACCAGTTCTGCATACCGGTTATCTATGATTCTATTATTCGGTAATCCGGTAACAGTTCTCGTGTTACCATTCGCGTCTACTGCCTGTCTTTGTTTGTTTAAAATGTCGTGGTCCCCGTCATAGTATCGTTTACCGACAAGCATTTGATTTCTTTTCTTTGAGTCAAGCCACGCTTGAATCTCCAGCTCTAGAAACTCTATTTCCGTAAGTCCGCTGCCGCTCCCGCGCCGTACTATGTTATTCCACAACGTATTTAAGCTAAAATCCATTATTCACCGCCTACTTTAAAAATTGAATACTGCTGTTTTTCCGTCCGAATTGCTCCATTGCATATCGCATCGCATCTAATAAATGATTGAAATCGTCAATCGGTTTATTCACTTGGTTATCAAATTTATCTTTATCCCATGTGTAATTTCCTATTTCCGTAAGAAAATTATTACACCGTGGATGAATAATAATTTTATAGTCTTGCACAAGTTGTATACCGTTTAAAATGCTGTCCCTGCCTTTTTTAGCAGCTCGGATACGAGTAAGCCCCAGCGCCCGCAGCTGTACAATCGACTTAGGTTCCGCACTATCCGCAATGATTTTCTCTTTGCTGTACCCCATTCTGCTGATTTCCGTATATATCATTTCGTTCGTCATTGCTTTCTTATACATCTCGTCAAATACGTAAATTTCTTTACGCACGGTATCTACTAAACCGCAGAACAACGCAGATGGGTCATTGGTATAACCGAAGTCAAGGCCAAAAGCAGAATGCACGTTTTCTCTTTTTGCAATTTCTGAAAAATCAAATGCCCGCTCTTCCCAGTTTTCATATACCAGACCCTCAACAATTCCCCAATCGCCAAGCCCCGCCACTTGATATCGCCGCGGATTCGTTAAGCGCATACGTTCAAACATATCCCGGTCAGATTCATCAAGAAACTCATTACATCGATAATTTGTTGTTTTGGCAAGAACGTCTGTATCTGCCTTATCAAAAAACCGTTTTTTAAGCCAGTGCTTTTCATTCCAAGGGTTAAACGTCAACGTTGCCTGCTTAAACAGTCCTGTCGGTACTTCTCCTCGAATAGATTCATCTAACGTATCAAATGCCGCCTCTGATGTAATTTCATAAGCTTCTTCCACCCAAAGCCAACAAAGCACGCCAACGTCTACCGTAATAGACGTAACTTTTAGCGGATCATCCAGCCCCCGAAAGAATACCTTTTGCCCCGTTGGCTTGTAAGTAATTTCCAGCGGACTTTCTTTGCAAATAAAATAATCGTCTACTCCTAAACGCTTTATCGCCCATTTCAGTTGTGTATAGCAGCTGTCTTTTAAAGTTCTGAATGTTTTTCTTACCACCAGCAGATTTGCCGCCGGATATTTCATCAAACTATAAATAAACCATAGCGCTGCCGTCGCAGACTTTTTACTGGCACGGCTGCCTTTAATGACACGATATCTGCCTTTAAAGTTCCAAAAATCTTTATATCCGCCGCCAATAACATCCGGAAGATATATCCGATTGGCCCTACTCATGAATATCACTCTCTCCGGTGATGATCACAGGCACCATTTCAATCTTTGTATCGGCGCCAAACAGATCGTGACGTTTACCCATCAACTCAAGTGCTTTTAACTGGTCTCTTGCAGAAATTTGTTTTTTTATTATCTTTGCTTCGCTGAACCCATCGCCGATACCTTCGGTAACGACTACTTCTTCTTTAAGTTCCCCTCTGCCTGCTTTAGACAGCCGCCACAGCGCTTCCGCTGCAGACATCATGCCGTCTTCAAAGACTTTGTCCTGCAATTCTTTAATACGGCTTTTTATTTCAACATTCTTCAACAATCGCTGACCCATTGAATATGCCGTTTTCTCACTGTATCCCGCTCGTATAGCCGCCTGCGTTGCGTTCAGATTAATCAGGTACTCAACGCAGAACTTTTTCTGCTTAGGTGTCATGTCATCACCTCCTTTCGGGCAATAAAAAACCGCCCGTTTTAGGCGGCTATGATTTACAGAGCCTGCGCACATTTTTGTACACAGGCTCTTAACTAAGGAGGAAAATATTTCTCAATATTTTCACACTACCATAATAACACTTTTTTTAGTGACATTTAATGACATTTAGTGACATCTTTTCAAGAATTTGTAATCCTTCCCCGTGCAGGCGGTATACATGCCTCAAAGCATAGCCCGTGTCTACTGCTATTTGTTCCCATGAATGTGTGAGTATGTAGTATCTATATAAAACGCATCTGATATTTTCATCCTCCACTTTGCTGATTAAAAATTTCGCTCTATTTCGCCGGTCTATCAATTCATCCCAAGCAGCATTAACCTTTGCGGCCTGCTGTTCTATTTTAGCTACAATTTCATCAAGAGTAGCTAAGTGGTTTGATTGTATTTTATCGCCAAGTTTTGGGCTTGAGATGTTATATGCTCTGCGCCTTAAATCTTCTAATTCCTGCTCATATGCACGTAACAAACTGTCCTGCTCTCTGACTGACCGTAAAAACTCTTTAACCGTCATTTCTCCTCCTGCCTGCCGCGACGCACAACACTACTGTTACGACACCGACGATAGCGCCAATCCACGCGCCAATTACAAAAATCAAGATCTCTGTCATTGTTGCCTCCTATACTTATCTACTCTGGCTTTCAAGCTATCCATTACGTACTGCTGCGCCGCATCTTTCATGAGTAACGCCCTAGCCAAATCCTCATCACGAGTACCCTCACAGATCAACTGATGAACAATGACTCTATTTTTTTGACCTTGCCTATGTAATCGCTTATTAGCCTGCTGATATAATTCCAGAGACCAGTTCAATCCAAACCAAACAACATGGTTTCCGCCGTCCTGAAGATTTAAACCATAAGCCGTACTAGCGGGATGGGCCAGTAAAATATCCACCTTGCCCGCGTTCCAATCCAGCTCGTCCGCTGACGTCTGTAATTGACGTACATGTAAATTGGTTTTCTGCAATGCAGCTCTTAGACGATCTAAGTCATGCCGGAAGTTATAAAACACGATCGCATGCTTCCCGTTAAGCTGTTCTATCAACTCCATAAAGGCCTCTATCTTATCATTATGAATCTCTTGCCATCCGCCATCGTCTGTGTACACAGCTCCATTAGCCAGCTGCTGCAGTTTATTGGACAGTGCTGCCGCACTGGTAACATCAAGTACGTGGTCATCGCCTAAATCTAAAACCATTTTTTTCTCCAGCTCGTTATAATCTCTTTGTGCTTTAGCGCTAAGGGCTACCGGAACATCGTGATAAACAATTTCCGGCAACTCTAGATAATCTTCTGACTTCATCGACACACAGATATCGGAAATGGCATCCATAATTGCTTTTTCGGCTCCTTCTTTCGGATCGTATGAGTACACCACTTCACGGCACCGCCGCCCGGGCTCAAAGTATCGTTCTCGGAAATGCGTAAAATATTTACCCAATCGTTCACCTTGATCCAAAAGATACACCTGACTCCATAAATCTGATAACCCATTCGGGCTAGGAGTGCCTGTCAAGCCCACCAAACGAGTAATATGACTCCTGATAGCCGCTAAGGCCTTAAATCGCTTTGCACGATGGTTTTTGAAGCTACTCATTTCATCCGCTACCACCATGTCAAAAGGCCAGTCGTTTTTATAGTAATCCACCAGCCACACCACATTTTCCCGATTAATAATATAAACATCCGCCGGCGTATGTAATGCCCGAATACGTTTAGATGTGCTGCCGAGTACAGTGGAAATCCTTAAATGGCTTACGTTGTCCCATTTTGCCGCCTCGCGCTGCCACGTTGCCTCGGCTACCTTTTTCGGGGCTATAATCAATACCTTCTTTACCTGAAACCGCCCGTACTTTAATTCGTTAATCGCGGACAACGTGATAATCGTTTTTCCAAGACCCATATCAAGAAATAGCCCGACAGCTGGATCTTGCACAATTCGATTCATGCAGTACTGCTGGTACTGATGCGGCACAAAATTCATACTGCGCCTCCGTTTTTTATCATTTTCTTCACGCGAGTTACATAAGTGTCTACGTCTTTCACTCCGTATAGCACTTCAACATGGCACCCCAATGCCCGTAAGTGAGATATGCATATCTTCTGAAGAATGCTAAGCATCCCGGTTTCAGATTTCATTTCTACAAATTCTACGTACCCTCCCGGGAGAATGATAATCCTGTCGGGTACCCCGGCGCTGCCGGGTGACGTAAATTTATAGGCCCTGCCGCCAAGTTTTTTAATCTTGCTAACTAATAACTTTTCGACATCTCTTTCCGAGTGTTTAACGACTTGCATGATTTACCCTCCTTGCATGAAAATACTTTTTGTATTCGCCTATATATGTATATAAAATTTTTATTCGCACGCGCGCAGGGGTCAACATTTTATTTTTATTTCTGGCGCGTAAGGTACAATTACCGTACACCTTGTTCAATACTCCTTGTTTTTCTAAACTCTTCATAACTATGTTCACGTTGTTCACGTTAAGTAGTTTAGATAGATATAGTCGTTTAACTGCCGTGAACTTTAGGCGTGAACAAACTTTTTTAATGTTCACGTTTTAGGTAGCCCCTAATGATTAAAATTCTCTTTGGCATTTCTTAAAATCCTCTTTAGTTCTCAAATAGGCTGTTTTTTATTCTCAATAAACCCGTAAATGTGCACATTGAATGTTCACACCCAATTTTGATTTTTAAAAGCATATTTATTCATCATCATGTATACCTATTCTTTCAAACCCTCGCTGCGTTCCACAGTAGCCATACCGCCTCCGGGATACATTTCTCTTCCATTCCGGAAGTTGGCATAACACTTGATTGATTTCCCGGGCGTCCGCCCGTTTCATGCTTCGGGGCTCGCCGCCAAGGCACTCGCACCAGATCTCCAGCGCGCAAGTCTTATCTCGCAGCTTTGTGCCAGTGATCCCCGTGGCGTTGCCGGACCAGTACATCCTTCGGGCTGCTAGCGACATAGATTCATATCCTATCGGGATTAGTCTATCCAGAAAGTCCTGAATCAGACCGTCTTTCGCGTTATCTTCACGGTGTCTGTCTTGTTCCTGTTTAGCCATTGCTTCTATAGCTGGATCTTCAAAGTATATCGGTTCATGCTGTTTCCACCGCATTACGGCTTCTGCCCATAGCTGGTCTACTTCATCTGGTAGGTCCTGCCATATGCTTTTCGTTACTGGTTCGACGCCTACATCAATCGGCCAGAAACGACGACTCCCTGTAGGATCTTTCAAAAAATCATGGTCGTTACATGTACCGAAAAACACGCCCTTTCGGGGGTATCTTCCTGTGTGCCGGCCATATGGCTGCCGGTATACATCATCGCATCGAGAAAGAAATTGCTTGATTTCGTTATCTCCTGATTTGCTGTATCCTGTCATTTCTCCGATTTCGTTGATCCATATACCTTGTATAAGTTCTGCCGCTTCTTTTCCGTGGAAACTTTGCAGGCTGTCGCTGTGCCAGCCTTTTCCGATTGTCCGTAGGAATGTGGTTTTCCCTATCCCCTGTGGCCCGATAAATACCGGAACATAGTCATACTTGCACCCGGGCGTCATGACACGGGCTACGGCTGCCGTAAATGACTTTCTGGCCGCCGCGCGGGTATATGGGGTGTCTCTGCTGCCTAAGTAGTCACGGAAAGCCATATCAAGGCGATAAACGCCATCCCAGGACACGCTTAAAAGATAATCCTTGACATCGTTAAACCGTTGCTGCTCTGATACGAGCATAAGGGCACCGCTGATTTTGTCGCGTCCCGTAATACCATATCTATCTTCCAGATACCATGCGATCCCCGCGTCGTCCGTGTCTGTCCACTGTCGTTTCAGGTCGCAGGTATTCCACGGCAAGCTGTCCAGCGCCAGCCCCCGGGTAGAGAACTCATCGATAGCGATTTTCCCTACCAGTTCCGGGTCGTGGTTTAAAATTCGGATAATGTTGTCCATCGTCTTTTTCGGCCGTCCGGTGTTGTCGTCATACGCCAGTTTCGCTTCCTGCATCCAGTTGACGCCCTCAGCTGGTTTTTGATCACTTTTTCCAGTGTTTGAAGAAAACACATCTGACGCATGGATCGCAGCGGTCATGTTCAGGTCAGTCATAACTGCGCTGTCTTGCATAGCCAGCTTTTTCATCGCCCGATACGACGGGATTTGACTAATAGGCGTGTTTTCTTTGACGTTATCGTCATTGCCGCTGAATTTATGGATACGGATAAGGTCAAAGGCATTAACCAACTGCCCGCTGCATGGATCCGTTGCGTGGTGGCTGTACAAGAATTTATCATCGTCGTACAACACTGCCCCGGCTACGGTTGTACCACCGGTATATGTCAATCTGTCGGTATGGTCTGTTTCTGTGTATGCGTTCGGAATATAGGCTTGTATGGCGCCTCGGATATCGTACGTACGGCAAAATGAGCCGACGATTCCCTGTTTCTTTGTCGGGTCTGCCTGCTTAGATAGTAGTATCTTTGCTTTTAGTTCTTTTCCCGGTACCTGCGGCCATGTCATTACATCGTGCCAGTCCTCGTACTGTCCTAAAATCCCATCAGAACTGACAAATGGTGCGTCGGCATAGTTAAATATGTATTCACTGTCTTTGCTGCACCCGGGCCAGTACATAAGCCTTGACGCCTCGAAAGTCGTCGGGTCACAAAGTTCTATCCCGATCAAGCTCGCCAGTTTCCGTGCGATAGGTTCATACTCATCAGCGGTTACTGTCCTATCCAGCGGTATAATTACCCGGAGTCGTGGACGGTAAGGCGCATGAGACCGTGTAGAATAAATGGCATATCCGATTCCTAAGCTGTTTACCCGGCGGATAACGTTATCCGTTTCTCCAGTTGCGATGTTGTCCAGATCTAACGTAACCAGATCGCGACCGGTAATTGCAGATGCTTTACGCTGCGGTCCTTTTAATGCGCCCCCTACAAAACCACCTATATCTTTCAGCGCCCCTTGCTGTGCTTTGCCCATCCGGAGATATTCTTCGTATAGCTCGGCTGTTCGCTGCGGCGTGCGTAGCTTTTCGATAAATTCCGACCACATGCACTCTGCCGCTGTCCATTGTTTAGACATGCGGCTGTTTCCGATGCTGATAGTCAGTTTTCTGTCGTAATTCAAGTACTCCCCCCCTTTCAGTCTTTTGTATAGTACGGGCTTATGAAGCCGTCAGCGTTAAGCAGCAGCCCCGGCGCCCACGGTATCGGTGCACACATAATTTGGTTAATCCTATCTATTTCATCTTCATGAATCTTATCTTTCGGTACTTCGAGTACCACCTCATCATGAATGTGCATAAGCGGTTTGTATCCGGCTTTCACGAGTCGGTTGATTGCCAGCGCTAAACAGTCCCGCGCGATTGCTTGCGTAATGTTCTCTACTAGCTTACCGCCATAGGTTGATGCGTGGCTCCACTTGATTCCTGCCTGTACTCGGTAATGTAATGCAGGCTTACCAAATTGATTTTCGTTAATATAAGGCTGCGGGTAATATAGTTTTCGCCCGCTTGGCAGCTGTATCGTCAAGTAGTCATACCCGTATAAGAGATTACATTCTCGCGAAATAAGTATCCCGTGCGGAAGACCTACCGGGCGGGCGTCGGACATGACAGAAAGTGCCGCACCGTCTACGTCATACCAGAGGCCGCAGATGCGCGGATTAGCTCCGCGCCATCGGTGAACAATATCCGGCAGTTCGTCTTCCGTAAGTCCCTGCTTCAGAGCGCCCATTGTAATAAGCGCCGGAGGCCCCCCTTGATAACCCAGCGCCAGTTCTGCCACTTTTCCTTTCTGCCGCAGGTGTCCGTTGATTCCGTGTTTTTCGACGGGTACGCCGAACATGCTGGACGCAGAAGCGCAATAGATATCTCCGCCTTTTGCGAAAACATCCTGCCGCCATTTCTCATCGGCGAGCCACGACAACACGCGCGCCTCGATAGCAGAAAAGTCCGATACGCAGAGTAAGCTTCCCTCCGGAGCGACGAAAGCCGCACGGATCAAATGAGATAAAGAAGTTGATATATGGCCGTACATAAGCTTGACACCATGAGCGTTTCCGTTTTTAACTAATCTGATAGCCGTATCCATAGCCACGGGCACGTCATGCGGTAAATTCTGCACTTGTACCAGTCGCCCTGCCCAGCGTCCCGTTCGGTTAGCCCCGTAGAACTGCAGCACGCCGCGGATACGTCCGTCAGCGCACACAGCATTCTTCATAGATTCATATTTAGAAATACTACTTTTTGCTAAAGCCCGCCGGATATGCAGTACTTCGGCCACTTGATCCTCTGCAATCTGCAGGCTCTCGGTCACGGTTTCTTTTGTAAGTTTTTCCAATTTCAGATCGGAGTTATCGTTAATCCACGTAAGCAGTTGATTGCGACTGTTCGGATTGGTAAGTCCGGTTATTTGTATGGCTTTTTCCACGAGTTCTGTCTTATGTTGATCGTCGATGGCCAGAGCTCCTCGAACTAGATCCATGTCAAGCTGGATGCCTCTTCGATTTAGTTCGTAATCGATGACCCAGTCATCCTGTACCCAGCCCGGTACGGGGTAGGCAGATAGCCGCCGGTAATCTTCCATTTCGGTAACTACATCCTGCGCGTTGTATTCTTTGAATAAATGCCACTTATCTATATCGTGTTTCGGTAAGTTGCGGGTTCGCCCCCCATTTCGTTTTGTCGGTTTACAAGGTACGCAGAAATACCGGATAAGTGCTTTGCCGGTGGATAATTTTCGTTTGTCCTCGGGAATACCTAACGCAGCACCTAAGAAAGTCAGCCCCGCCGGATAGCCAAGATATAAACCGTGAAGCATTGTACAGCGCCACTGCTCCGGGGAAGTAGCATATCCGTAGCGGTTGAGCCCTGTGATTTCAAATGACGCGTTATATGCGTGCTTGATAACCTCGGGATTATTCAGATCGGATATGACAGAGTCTGGAATTTTCTCTCCTTGTGCCAGATCCACGACATGGACATCTCCGAAGTCGTATGCGTAGGCAAATAGCAGTAACTCAAAGACTGGAGATTCACAATATTTAAACAGACCAGATTTTTTAATATCTACGTCTGAAAAAGTTTCAATGTCTATACTAAGGTGTTTCATAATGAGCCTTTCAGATAATAATGAAAGAGGCCCGGTTAAGGGCCTCCACTATTTACATCGGCTGCCCGGTTAATGGATTCACTTTCTGTACGGCAGCAGGCTGCGCAGCAAATACAGATTTAGCAGACGGCGCCTGTCCGCCTAAAGGTTCGCCGTCGGCAACTTTCTGCACGGGGCCGAGCCCGCAGCCAATGCCTTTTTTACCTTGAAAGTTATATGGGAAGAAATTAACGGAGATATTAGCGTAGATACCGCTGTAGATCTGTGTCGGTGAAATGATGGGGTTCAAATTAGCGTCTACTACCTCTACGGGCTTATCTGCGGCACTTGACGCAGTGAATACCCAGTGTCCTTTACATTCAGGGCCGTATTCGGCGCCATTTTGGGTAAGACCATCTCCATCATGTACCGGGGTAGCAACAATAGCCGGGGCTACGCCGTTCCATTTACCGGTAATTCCGTTTGTTTTAGCTGCTTCGATAGTACGGTCGATTTCCGCCTTTGCCGCAATGTCCGTCTTCGGTACGAGAATTGTCGTTTGGTACTTCGCCTCGGCGCCGGGTACCCGTGCATAGGCTTTTAAAATGTGTACATAGCTGAGTCTGACATTTCTTAATACGATGTTTGTGTTTTCCATGATTAATTACCTCCTACAGGTTTAAATACATCTTTTGCAGATACCACATTGCTGATTGCTTTTCGTTTGTCTGATTCCGGTGCCAGTGTCGGCTTTCCGGGGTTTTTAATTACATACTTACTGAGTAGAGTTTCGAATACTTTCTTGCCTATGATTTTTTCTGTCTGCGCCAGCGTGGCCGGTACGCGACTGTACAGCAGGGACTCATCAATCCCATTGTCCGTGAGAACTTTAAACGCCTCATCGGTACTCGTGAATACGCGGCTGCCGCGGCCTTCTACAGCTTTCCATCCCGGTACTGTTTTACCAGAAAGGCAGCTGGATAGCGCGTATGCTTGCAGATCTTCCGCCCATTTTTTCAAAGCTCCGGCTTTTTTGAGGTATTCCCCTAATTCAGCCATTGTAATTAACGCGGGATTGGCGTTTTCTTTGGCCGTTTCTGCTAAAGCGGCGTAATACTCGGATCTTGCTTTACATTGCGCCCTTGCTCGACAGAATCGGCAGTGATCTCCAGGATGAAATTCCCCCGGGCCGTCAAACGCCTCTTTGGCTTTCGGTTTTACGACGGAGTTACCCCATTCCGTGAGCGCAGTTCGTGAGAATGTATCTGTTCCTAAGATTTTCAGCCGCGGCTGCACGATGTGAATGTGAATTGTTTTAAACTGATACAGCAGCCCGTATTCGGACAGCGCCCCCAGAGCGTATAGCTTCAACTGCGGGTTGTCTTTAGCGTCTACAGGTACACCTTTGCCATATTTAAAATCCACAACATGCAAGGCGTCTGGTGTCATGATCAGGCAGTCGGCAGTACCGAAGCCTTCCGGAACGAATTGACTGAAATCTACTTTTTTCTCAGCTACGATGTATGGTTTTATGTCATATGCCAGCATGATCTGTTTAATGTAGTCCAAATATTCTTCTGTATAGCCATCCATTTCTTTTTGATATAAGGGATCTTTTTTCAGTTTATTCATCCGCCGGGTAAAAGTGGCGGGGCTCATCGGCTCGATAGCATACCGCCGTAATTTCAGTTCGGCGATCGAGTGTGCCAGCGTTCCTTCGCGGGCAAATTCACTGGTTGTGTCGGGGAACTCCGCCTCCAGCCTCGCTGATGCCGTGCATACGAGCCATTTATGCGCTCCAGAAGCGCTTAACAGGGCGTGTTGTGTCATAACTTAGCCCCCAGCGCGCGGAGCTTAACTGCCAATTCTCCATATTTTTCCTGCGGAATTTCCATCATAGAAGCTACTCCGAACTCTTGAATAATTTGTGTCAGTTCCGGTACTTTCCCGGCGTCCATCAGTGGCCCACAGGCTGCAAGAATTTCGGCCTGTGTGTATTCTTTAGCCGGGGCTACCGGGACAGTTGGGAGTTGTACCGGGACAGTTGGGGGTTGTACCGGGACAGCGGGAGATTTAGCCGCCTTAGGCGCCGAATCAGGTATTTTAACCTTGTTGATCTGCGGTGCCGCAGTACATGCAAGAGTTACTTTTTCCGGTGTAACTTCTACGGTGCTTCCTTTTGGTGTTACCGAGTTTTTCAAAAACACCTGCATTTCGCTAAGTACTTCGGCGGCGGATCCTTCAAATGTTACTGTCATCATGATTTTCCTCTTTCTGGCAGTTAAGCACTGCCTGCTTAAAATAAGATTCTTTTAACTCAAAGCCCATAGCCCGGCGCCCCATCTGTAAAGCTACGACGGGAACACTGCCGATACCGGCAAATGGGTCTAAAACGATGTCGTTCGGATTTGTCCAGAGTTCCAGACAGCGGGCTATTAAATCCAGCTGTAGCGGACAGATATGCCGTTCATCTTTTTCATCTCTGGCGGCGGTTCGGTTTAGCGTGTTGCTCTGCCGGATATCCATCCACACCGGAGACGCATACCGCCGCCATACTTGATGGCTATAAACGGGTTCGGTATTATACTTTTCTTTCTTAGCTACTAGATCTGCGTCCGGTTCTGGCCTTGTACCTTTTATACCTTTCGGTTCATCTTCACCGTAAAAGCGGCTAAGCCCGGCTTCGTGGCTGACTGGTTCCGGATTGTCCCCCGGTAACCGGAGAGTCAATACATAATCCGGCAGCCCCATTCGGCACATCGCGGAGTCTTTACACAGCTGTTTATGCATAAGCCCCAGTGCTTTTGTCCGGGTAGCCTCTACTAATGGGTCTTTCCAGACGACGACGCGGCTATGGTAGATAAAGCCCGCATTTTCAAATTCCCGAATTAGCTCTCCGGGAAAATCCTTAAGCCCGATAACGCCATCTCGGCTTTTCATTTTCGGAATATCCATGCAGTGCACGGACACCAGCCGCCCAGGCATGATGACCCGTGCCAGTTCTTTTACTAGAAAAAGAAAATGCTGGTAGAACTGATCATCTCCCGTGCTGTTGCCCAGGTCACGGTCGCTGTTGCTATACGTATATAAGCTGCTGAACGGCGGAGAAAATATCGCATAATGTATGCAGTGATCCGGCAAGCCCTTAAGTATTTCTATAGAGTCGCCGTTGTACAGGGATACTCTGTTTGATACATATTGATCAATTACTTTCAAGGGTTATGCCACCTCCATCTCTGCCCATTTTGGTAAAATCATATCGACGCTGGGCTCGTATTTTGCCATAACGCGACAAGTTGCTTTTAGTTCTTCCTTGACGGCCTGCTTTGTCAGTGTAATCATGGCGTCTCGCATTTTACGGCTGTCTGCTTCTTTGCGTTCGATGTTCTCTTTCACACAGCCTTCTTTCGCGGAGATGATGATGTACACATCCACCGCTTTCTTTTGCCCGAATCGCCAGCATCGTCTTACCGCTTGATAAAATTGTTCATAGCTGTCGGATAGCCCTACAAAAATGACATTGCGGCAGTTTTGCCAGTTCATCCCGAAACCTGCGATGCTCGGTTTTGTGATTAGACATTTCAGCAGCCCCACAGAAAAACTTGTCATAGCGTTTATTTTATGCGTAGCTTTATCTGCGCCTTTTACTTCCTGTGACAGATTGCACACCCGGTGAAGTTCTTCCGATTCCGCGTTGAGATCACACCATACGAGCCACTGCTCCGTGCTGTTATTGACCAGTTCCGCTGCCGCTTGGCAGCGGTCTTGCAGTGATTCTTTCCGAGCGGATCGCCTTTGCGTCAGGGTTAGTTTTTCGGTTATCGGGGCATCGCCGTCAACAACGACTTCGTGCATGTGGATTTCAGGAAGCGTGTAACCCTCGTCTTCGTAGCCTAAGCTTGCCGGGTTATCCAGAACGACAGCCCAGCTGGCCATCCATCGCCAGAAACTGGTTTCAGCATGTCCTTTGAGCCGCCACTTAGACGTTTCCCCGCTGTCGTGAACGAAGTACATAGACAACATCTCCGTCCGTGACATAACCCCTAAGAACTCAGAATGGTTACCAAGTTCCATGAAGTCATTCGGCGCGGGCGTAGCTGTGCATGCTAACCGGTACGGTGTACAGCTGAACGATTCGATCAGCTGAGTTCGGACTTTGCCGGTAAACGATTTCAAAATAGACGACTCATCCAGCACTACTCCTGAAAAAACTGACGTATCAAAGCGATCCAGCTTTTCATAGTTCGTAATATTAATTCCCGGGGTTACGTCTTCTGCTTTTTCGCAAAGCTGAACAGATATGCCGAAATGCTGCCCTTCGGCCACTGTCTGTGCAGAAACTGCCAGAGGGGCTAAGATTAGAACGGGTTTTTCTTCGTGCTGCGATACTTCGTATGCCCACGAAAGCTGCATCAGAGTTTTTCCGAGTCCACAGTCAGCAAATATAGCGGCGCGGCCTTTAGCAAGCGCCCATCGGACGATATCCCGTTGAAAATCAAACAGGTTAGGATGAAGATTTTCTGCGGATATTTCAAACCCGTGACTTTCTGTTATTCGGCTCTTTGAGTCAATAAAAGTTTTGTAGTCCATTGTCTTTTCGCTTTCTTTGTAGTATCCTTGAGATAGAAGTTTTTCTTCTTTGACCCTTGACCAGTGGCTGCTGTTCATGGGTCTTTTTCATGTCCGCGCAATCGTCGGGTATGCAGTATCCGTAATGCGGGCATCCTGTGCATTTAAACAATGTAATTACCTCCTTTTATATGCGTTGCAGGTCGTTGTTGCTGAAAGTGAAAACTGGTAAACCTTTTACTTTCGCGGCGATGTACTCTGCCCGGCAGCCTGCGGATTCTTCCCAACGCCCCGTCAATATGAGAGCATCACAGCGGAGAAGCAAGCTTACGCAGTTGCTGATTGCTTCTACTTGACCCGTCAGCTCGTAATTCAGATATCCCCAGTTGTGGATTGGTGATACTAAGGTATGCCGGGGCAACAGCTTTCGCAGTTTTGACAGTTGAATTTCCGCGCGGGAAACATTATCTAAATCTCCACCGAAAGGGTGCGCCACATACAGCACAACGTACTTATTAATGATTGGTTGCATAATCGGATTCATCTTTTTATATAAACCTCCTTGTACCGTCTTCCAAATTCGATAGCGTCTTCGTAGCTTTCCATAAAGATATCTATGCAACCATCGATGCCACAGCGGTCGTTGACTACGTATTCCACGCCGTCAATGACAACCACCGTACCGAACGGCAGGAAGTTACAAGCGACCCCTCCGACACGGACTGTTTCGCCTGTTGCAGTGATAGTTCCGCTATCATAAGGCGTGTATGCACTGCATTCGGAAACAATCCATTCCGCTTGTGCAGGCAAGATACTTGATACGCTGAGTAGAAATGCTAATAACAGTTTTCTCCTCATCACTTCACCGCCTTTACTCGGATGATAATTTCCTCTCCCGGTTGTAGACTGCCGGGATCAGATACGTTATTTTCTTTCATCGTGCTGTACACCAATTCCTGTAGATTATCTTTGTTGCTTGCCACTTTGGCACAAACGTCCCAAAGCGTATCTCCGGCTGCAATTTCTTTTCTATACTCGACAAGCTTGTCATCGGTTGAACTTGCTACTACGCCTGCCGCAAGTGTGCTAATGGCAATCATGATTGTTACTGCTAATGATTTCGTCATGAGTTCGCCCCCTTTCTTATTTTTTCGATATCACTGAGCCGAAACCGCTTGACAGGTAGCAATTTCTGTACCGGCCTGATTCTGTATAGCTTTTCGAGTTTCCATAGTGTCGTTCTCGAAATATTTAACGCCTCGCAAGTCTGCTTAGTGGTCAGCAGTGCGCTCTCCATTTCATTCACCTCTCTTATCTTTTTTATTAATCCACGCTCCTTTATAATGAAATCAGAAAGGAGGTGATTGTTATGACAAAACAAGAATTACAACAACTGTTTCACGACGTGAATACAGAGTTTAGTAAATCACTAACTGCCGAAAAACTTTCATCCGCATTTACTGACATTCTCAGCAAAGAATCTGTGAAAGGTTCTGAGCCTCAAGCGGCTATCTTTGCGGCAATTGTTACTGCTCATCAGTTGGATAAAGAGTTTTTATTCAGAATCTTGGAAAAAATTCTCGTTGAAAAGAAATGATTTAACTGTTTCCATTGCTTTTTTGTCTTTCAAAATTTTTTCTAATTCATCTTGGTATTGAGCCTCACTGCGATGAGGCTCTTTTTTCATGAGTTCCTTAAACTCGTCGACCGTACACTTAATTTCCACAATTTCCTTGTTTTCAAATTTTAATTCCATTTTCTTGACCTCTCTTTGCTTTTTAAGCAGTTAATCCTGCACAAAGTAACCGGAATACTTCTCGGCCTTTTGGGGTGACCAGTACCTGAACGCCGCTCCACCTTGTTTTGTCATTGAAGCATTCTTTGACTTCAAAGAGACCGTCTCCTTTTCCTGCATACGGCATGAGTTTTCCTTTTAAATCCCGATAGAGATATTTTTTATCTAAAAGGAAATTAACAAATACTTTTTGTCCGACACGAAGTTGTTTTGCTGTCTCCCGTATATTGGTTAACAGGTTTCTATCTACAAGTTCATCAAAATAATCGGCTTTCGGACGCATGATGGTGTTGGAGACCGAAAGTTTGCTGTTTGTGACTTCCAGATCCTGAATCCGGAGTTGCTGTTGTTCAATGGTGCGCTTCCCAATCAGCAGAGCCTTTGCCATGATTTCCTCATCAGACATTTCCTTTGCCCCGGAGATATATCCGCCGGTCTTCCGGATTGCCGGAATGACTTCATGTGTAATCCATCTTTTAAATTCTTTCGCCGTTGGTAATTTTGAGGACAATATCAAGCTATATAAACCACTCTCGTTAATAACTGCTGTTTTTGTTTGCCCTATAGACAGATTCCCATTTTGGGAATCTGCTATGTTCATCATCACAAATTCCTTATCTTCTTCGTCTACGTGCATACTTATTGCCTTGCTTGGGTTTTGATACCCCAAGATGTCTGCTACATCTTTCCCCACAAAATAAGGTTCGTTGTTAACTTCCACTGTCCGAATGCTGCCGAATTTTTCGTTGTTAAAAATTTGTAAATTGTTCATTTTGCTACCCTTCTTTGTGCTTAATGCTTGCCACCCTCTTTATAATGAAATCAGAAAGGGGGTGAATACTATGAAACAGATCTATGCATGTCTTTGTGGTACTTGGGTTAACCTTAGTGCCGCAAACGCAACTGTCGATGACGGAAAACCGGTAAGCACCTGGTGGAAAGAAGAAGGCGATAAACTCTTTGAATATAATCACCTTAATATTCAGTACGAGGGAAAGAATTACCGTATACATCCGTCATTCATTCAAGTTGTTACCGAGTAAATTCCATATCAAACCGTTTCTTTATCGATTCACAGGAAAGGTCATCAAGTGCCAGCTTGTTGGCCTTTTCTTCATACTGTCTATCGATTATTTCTTTAATACGTCTCCACTCCCAAGCTTTCAGCCCTTTGACCAGTTGGAGCGTAATATTCAGTTTGTCTTCCATTTGTTCTCACCTCTCTTTCTGCTGTTGTTTATTTCCGTCTTATATACTAGACGATTAAGGTAAAAAAATTTCACTTAATGAACAATTTAATGCTGCGGAAAGTTTTTGTAGTGTAGCTGTTGTTGTATTCACTTCATTATTTCCGCTTTCAAGCAAAGATATAATTTGCCTTGATACTCCTGCTTTTTCGCTTAATTCTTCCTGTGACATTTTTCTCTGTTCCCTTAACTCTTTTAAACGATATAACATGATATCACCCCCCCCTTCTGCTGTCTAGTATATTGCACATTCAAACCTGTGTCAAGTATGTTTGACAAGATTTTTTTATTAATGTACAATATACTTGACGAAGTAGAAAAGGAGTGATACTCATGACGCTGGGAGAATGGATTAAGAATTATCGTGATACGCATTCGCTTTCTATGCAGGATATGGCGGATATGTGCGGATTCAGTAAAGCGTACATAGGTCAGTTAGAAAAAGGAGTTAATCCGTCAACTGGCAAGCCTATATCCCCTACAATTCAAGCGTTCGATAAAATTGCGCGTGCTGTAGGTTTAGACTTAGACGCCTTTTTAAAAGAATTAGACGGTACACAATTAGTAACTCTATTACCTGATAAAAAGAAAGAACCTACTTCTTATCATGCAAAGGGTGTGCGTATTCCCGTCCTCGGAAGAGTAGCCGCCGGAATCCCCATAGAAGCCATTGAAGATATTGATGAGTGGGAAGAAATTCCGGAAGCTATGGCAAAGACCGGAGAATATTTTGCATTAAGAATCAAAGGGGAATCTATGTCCCCCAAACTGCAACCGGGAGATATTGTCATCGTTAAAAAGCAGAATGATGTGGATACCGGAGATACCGCCATTGTTTTAGTAAACGGGAATGACGCAACCGTTAAACAAATAAAAAAGACCGAAACAGGCATTATGCTGGTCGGTCTTAATGTGGAAGTATATCAGCCCCATTTCTACAGCAATAAAGAAATCGAAGAATTACCGGTGAAAATTATCGGTAAAGTGGTAGAATCCCGTCACACATGGTAATTTTTGTTTTATATTTTATACGCAAGGAAAAATTTCTATGGATACCATTCAAAAGAAAAAATTATTAGAAACTGCACCAACACCTTATTTACCCACAAAGCTTCCTATTGACACACGTAAAATAGTTTATTCGTCTGATGAAATACTGGGCTTATTATCTGCGGCAGATTCCATTTTAGGCGGATACAATTGGTTTTTGCGAACACTATCAAATCCCACCTTGCTTATTTCGCCAATTACTACGCAAGAAGCCGTTTTGTCATCAAAGCTGGAAGGAACTCATGCAACCCTTGAAGACATTCTTAACCATGAGGCGGGTAACGAAACAGGGATTCAAGAGGATGAACTGAAAGAAATTTTGAATTATCGGAAAGCGCTATTATATGCACTAAACACCATAACACCTCGGGATAATCTTACAAATCCTGACAGCAAAAGCCCTCTTACAATAAAAGTGATTAAAACCATGCATAAAATATTACTTAGTAACGTTAGAGGTAGCACAAAACATCCGGGAGAATTTAAAACTAGCCAAAACTATATTGGCAGCTATGGTAGAATCTCCTATACGCCTGTTCCTCCGGAGCTAACAGATTTTTATATGAGCAACTGGGAAAAATTTATTCACTATACAGAGCCAAATATTCTCGTCCAAACTGCTATAATCCACGCACAATTTGAAATGATTCACCCATTTGAAGATGGCAATGGTCGTATCGGTCGATTATTAATTCCGCTATTTCTCTATTATTCGGGGAAAATCTTCACTCCGACCTTTTACATGAGTTCTTTTTTTGAACAAGATCGTGCATTATATCTTCAAATGCTTGCAAATATATCACAAAATAACGATTGGCAAGGATGGATACGGTATTTCCTTAATGGTGTCATTACTCAAGCACATACCAATATTCAAAAAGTGCAGGATATATTATCTCTTTACAATTCCTATAAAGCAAAATCAAATAACATTCGTTCCATCTATTATGTCCAAGTGCTTGATTTTATTTTTGAACACCCCATTTTTACTGTAAGCATGTTAAATAATGAAATTAAAACATCGAGACAGACGCTCTATAATCTCCTTAATAAAATGCAGGAAAACGGCATTCCTCTTGATAACCCATCATTGAGAAAAAAAGAAAAAACTTTCATTTGCCGTGAACTTCTTAATTTGATTTAAATCCAAGCAAAACGTCAACTTATTTTGACATCTTATGACATATCCAAGCAAAACATCATTTCTCTTGGATATAAATGGTTATCTCCAAGCAAAACGTCAAATTATTTCCAATATAAAAATCCCGCCGGTATGGTAGCGCATACTGACGGGAAAGTGTAATATACCCCACGCAAGGGCTGATTACGTCTATTATTATAGCAAATCGGCTCTTATTTCGAAAGGAGCTGATTTTTTCATGAAATATACTTTTTCTACTCGAAACAGAGGTACACGGCAGAAACCGGCTTGGCAGTTGATTATTTCCTACGAGCAAGACGGCCAATGGAAACAGAAGAGTAAAGGCGGCTTTTTATCAAAAGCAGAGGCCATGTCCGAAACCGCAAAAAAGAATCTGATCTCGAAAATTAACGTGACCAGTGACAGGGACTTGCTGAACCTGACGGTAGGTGAATTTCTTGAAATCTATGCAGAGGACAGACACATTGCCTACGGCACTTACATCAACTATATTTCCATCGCAAAAAAGCTGAAAATATACGATAAAAAATTAATCACCATTACTTATACCGACCTCAAGTATGGGATTGACAGTTCCGGCGGGTCAGACAAAAACAAAAACTTAAAAGTCGCAGTGGTCAGGTCATTGTTCCGATATGCCCAAAATTATAAAATCATTGCAGAGAACCCAGCAGAGAATCTAGAGAAAATAAAAATCCGCAAAAAAGATAGCTTGAATGTTTTGACGGAGTTTGAATTGCAATCCTTGCTGTCCCGAGCAAGAAACGAATTGAAATTCTCCAATTATTTGCAGATTGCTATCTGCGCCAAGACGGGAATAAGAGCCGGCGAAATGCTCGGACTGACCAATGACTGTATTGACCTTGAAAAGCATGAAATCACGATAAACAAGCAAATGGGAGTCGAAAGAGGTGGTCGCACGTTGACCCCTTGCAAGACTCATAACAGTAATCGCACAATCCCTATCCCTAAGTCGCTTGTCAAAGACATTGAGCTATATAGAAAACTCCATCCGGCACAGATTGACAACAGACTGTTCCGCCGGAAAGGAGCAAATAAAATCTCGGTAATCGTCAAGAACTACACTGGTCATGGTATCCATTGCCTAAGACATACCTATGCGACACGACTTCTTGCATCTGGAACAGATATCAAGACCGTGGCAGCACTCTTAGGCGACACCGTGGCAACAGTTATCAATACCTACGTTTCCTATACCGATGACATGAGAGAAAAGGCAAGACAAGATATTCAGAGATTGTTTGGCTAA